AGATTAAACACTGGATCAGCCTCAGCTTTGGGGAGTGGGAATACTACTGGAGTTAACGCAGGGATTATCCATATTGAGGATGTGGCAGCTCCAAATACTATCAGGATGATGATTCCTGCAGGAAAGGGAAATTCCCAACAAGCTGCTTACACCGTGGAAAAAGGGCATACGTTTGTTCTGACTGACTTGCTTTTGGATGTACTAAGCCCCACTGGGTTATCGAACCAATATGCTCAAATGGCTCCTTGGATAAGACCTTTGGATGGTGTAGTGAATATTCCATTACAACTTGGGAACACGAGTGGACAGCCTATATTGTTTCCTGGGAGTCCCCCATTTAATCTGCAGGAAGGCACTGATTTTGATTTGATACTGCTTAATGTTTCAGATAATAATGAGAATGTGACAGCGGCTTGGAATGGGTATTTGATCCATACGTAAGGACTGGGGGTTCTCGGTCGGAGGCAGCTAGGGGTGCAAGTTCCTAGCTGCTTTTTTACGTCACTTGCAATCACCCCAACTACGGGTAGAAGTTTTGATTCCTACAGGAATGACGAGGGGATCACTGTAGGGGAGGGTGATACGGGATTCCTCAATGATGCGGTCTTTTACCCAGCCGAGGTGGGATGGGTATTGACCAGCTAAGGAGTCGTGAACTTGAAGAAGGATTTCAGCTTCTTTCAGGTTATTAAAGATATTGACGTATCCTCGATTGATGACGCAGGCAACGGTAGATTGCGGTATCCATGCAACTGCTTGATTGAAGACTGTCCCTTCAATTTTGTCGAAGAAGTATCGTCGATAGCCGAGGACGTTCGTGATATACCTGCGCCCCTCCACTTCCTTCTTGATGCGATCCTGCCAGACCTTGATCTCTGGGCAGAGACCATAGTACCATTTTTGGATACGTTCCACTTCGTGAACCAGTAGACCAATACGCGGGGCAAGGCCAGAAGGAGTGCCAAGGTAATGCGTGCCGTGACAGAGCGCCTTAAAAACAGGGTACGATTTATGGTTCTTGGTAATACTGGGGTCGTGGTAGTATTCTTTCGCAACTTCAACATAAGGTTTCCTTCCGAGGTTTAACTGCTCTTTGAGCCACTTACAATCTGATTCATATGCTACGATGCGGAGATCTGCAGAGTCAAGGTCAATGTCGAAGAAAGTGTTACCTTCATCTGGAATGAAAAGTTTTCGCACGTTCGGGAGGGTAAGCCCAGCATCTTCAGTATCGCCGCCATTGGGAATATTTTGGCAGTTAAGACCTGTGCCAAAGGCGTTTTTAGATGAGGCAAAGCGGTATGTATCCGTACCCGCAATATTGAAAGAAGTTCTGATGCGTCCGTCCGTATCGAGTGGAGCTGATACAAACGTTGAGTGGAATACTCCCAAAGAGCGGAGCTCGGAAATGCATTGGGTAATGGGCTTAAGGATGGGCTCTCGCTGTGCAATTCGATGGAGAGCTTCATCGTCAGTTGTAGGGGATTGGGTCTTTTTTCCAAGGATGACTGGTTGGTTGAATTCATTGTAGAAAAGTTCCTGCATTTGTTTAGGGGATTTAATGTTGACTTCATGGCCGAGGAGGTCATAGAGGTAGGCTTCACGCTGGGAGACCCCTTCCATGAGTTCTAGGGCAAAGGCAGCGCGGGCTTCGTTGTCTACTCGGATGCCACGGTTCATGGTGTGGAGAACTGGAAGGGCTAGGGCTTGCTGGAAAGCAGCGACAGATTGCATACCGAGGGATTCGATGACGTTGTCTAGGACGCTGTCTATTTTGAAGGTGCGTACGCAATCTGTGCAGTTGTAGATCCAGTAGGAATCTTCGCCTTCACCATCATCACCTTTTTGCCATAAGGTACGATCATCCTTCCAGTAAAGGTGATCTTCACAATACATAGAAGAGAGGAAGGCGAGATTCTTGTCCATGTTTGAGAAACAGGAATGCTGTTTGAGCATGGTGTCGCGCACAGGGTAACGGGCGATGAAGTGCCAGTGGCGGTAGATGTACTGGCCGTCGTAGTTGAAGTTCTGACCAACTATGAGAGCGTGCTGGAAGATTAACTGGATGAGGTAGATGAGTTCGGACTCTTCTTCCAGTGGCCAATAGCCTTCAGGTCGTTCTAGGCACATAAGTGGGATGCAGATTGCATCGAGGTTAGACCATGCGAAGCCTATGCAAGAAGTGTGACCTGCACGGGTTTCAATGTCGCAGGCAAGGCGGAACTTTCCACTGTTGAGCTGGGCTTGATCCGCGAGTTGCTGCAGTGTGTACCGTGCGGTTTCAAAATCCGGTCGTATTACAAAGTTGTATTCTGGTCGGATTATCTCACGGAACTGCATTTCCTTCCGAACACGCTTGAGGTCGTGAACAATGAGGGGGCGCCATTTCCACTGAGCGTAAACTTGATTCGGGGATATTGTAGGGATGACTTTAACCCCAGGGCATAGGGTGGATTCCATAATTGAGGAGCGCCAGGAGTTGACACCCCACTGACCGCAGAGTGCCAATAACGCCAAGTTACCCATTGCCACGATACAGTTCGGCCGCACCAGCTCGATTTCACGTTGTAGCTGTAAGATATACTCGTAAAATACTGGTGTGATGTACTTCCCTTGAAATGGTATGTGCTGCGGCGTGATCGAGGACTTGTTTTTGGCAATGAGGCTGTCAATGCCTGAAGGTAATCTGTCAGGGTAGGCATACGTAACATAGCAACTTTCGAAAAATAGGTTGGCTTCGGATAGCATTTTTTTAAGCTCATACCCTGATGCGCTTGAGAATGGACGATTCTTGATGATGTCACCTTCACCTGGAAACTCCCCAACAATCATTACCTTCGCATGCTCTGGGCCGATCGAGTACAAACTCATCTAAATACCCTGACCTTTCTGCCAATTGCTTCTAGCGACAGAAGCTGCTTCGAAGGAAGTTCCATCATAAATTGTAAGTCTTTTTCCCTCTTTGGTAACTCTTACTCTGTAATGATAATTATCAGTTCTTACAGTTACCCCTGTCCCCTTAAACCTTCTATTACTATTTTGCTCAGAGCGGCTAGCCCATTTACAATTTTCTTTACAGTAATTTCCATCACCATCTATGCGTTCAAGGGTAAATCCTTTTGGCCTTTCACCCATATCTGAAATAAATTGGGCAAAGCTGTTCATCCACTCTTTAGAAATGCAAATACCTCTAGCACCATAATTAGAAAAACCTGGATTGTTTGGGTTAGTGCATCTTTGTTTTAGGTTTAGCCAAGTTTGGTATAATTCGTGTCTTTTGGTAGCCATTTTATGCCTTTTTGAACATGTTGATGACTTCCGCGCCAAGGGCATCGCCATCGAGAGGTGCAGGTGCATTTTCCAAGTCTTTGAGGCGTTTGTATCCCATTGAGAAGTATTCAGGGTTAAGTTCTAATCCGGTAGCCTTGAGCTTGAGTTCTTGGCAAGCGGGGAAGATAGTGCCAGAACCGCTAAAACAGTCAAGTACTGAATCTCCGGCGCGAGTTGAGCGCTTGAGCAAATCGACGTAGAGGGCAACAGGTTTCTGCGCGCCATGTGTGAGATTAGAGTCAGCTGTTGTTGAGATGACATCAGGGGCGATGGTGTTGACAGTTTTGTTTCCTTTGATCGCATAGAGGATTGTTTCATAGCAGCGACGTGGCCCCATTGTTGGGAGAGGGACTCGGCCTGAGTTTGGCTTGTGGGCGATAAGCATGGTGCGGAAGACGTACCAACCAGCGGACTGCATCATGGTTTTGAGTTCCAGGAAGTTGGCTTGGTCGCAGAAAACGTAGGCGTGGGCTTGGGGCTTTGCGAGGCGGTAGGCTTCTTGGCACCAATGGGCCATGAGTTCGCGCCAGGCTTCAATAGAGTCATCGTAGTGATGTTCGGAATTAGACTGCTTACCTCCGCCATCTCCAAAATCCTGTGCTCCCATTCCATACGGCGGGTCTGTAAGGATAACGTCAAACTGCAAACCGATCTGCTCCGCCATCCACGACAGGCAGTTGACATTGAGGGCTGTATGTACTGATGAATTGTACGTAAGTCCAACAGTCGCAGCCAACGCAATGTTTTGCTGCGTTGTTTCCTGCCGCTTGAGGATTTTAAACGCCTCTTCAGTATTCTTTGCTTTAGCCACTTCTGGGTTATGGAGGTGGGCAGCGACAATGAGTTCCTTGCGAACGTTGTTTTGAAATGAGCCATCTGAGCGTCCTTTCGTTTCGAGTGCGGTGTCAGCTACTGTGTGGATACGTCCTTGTGCAATGGCTTGCTTCTGACGTAGGGAGTGAAGGCGTTGCATTGCAGAAGCTGATTCCTGCCATGTAAGGTCTTTCCGCTTCATGTTTTCTTCGAGTTCAGCTTCCTCTGCTTCGAGAGGGGTGAGCTGCCCGAGAGTGACGTAAGGGACGAAACCATCAGCAATGTCAACGTTGTTGTATCGCAGAGTGCCCCCTGTCATCCAGAGCATTTCGATTGCCTTGAGGCGAGTTTCCCCTGCTACTAGGGATAAGCCAAATACACCTGGGGCGATTTCCGTTTCACGCACTACTGGCGCATGGAGAAGGCCTTGCCGATTGATCCCTTCGGAGAGTTCCGCAATGAAATCAGCATCGAATTCTTTACGTTGGCGGTCAGCGGGAATTGTGATGTCTGTTAGGAGAATGAGTTGCTGCATATAGGCTTTCGTTTTGGGTTCGTTGGTTGGTGCGGTACGGGGTTTTTCTGACGTAGATGAGGCAATGTGAGGGGCAAAACCAACGTTGATTCTACGCCCTCAATTGCTTATTGCTAATCCATTGCTCCAGTAAAAAAGCCAGCATTTGGGAAAGGTTGCTGGCTTACCTTGAACTACAACTTAGGGGTTAACCCCAAGCTGTCACACCTTTTACTTCCGCGAAAGTGTCATCTTCAACGAGGCGATGTTTGACACTGACTTTTGCACTGAGACCTGGTAAGGATTGGAAGGAGAATGCTTGTCCAGGTTTGTTCATACCAACTGCTTCACGTAGGCGACCAAGGCCGATGTTCTTGCCTTTGGACATATCGAGTGCGCCGCTTGGGAGCATATCGAACATGATGCCTTGTTTGCACTTGACTTCGTCACGACCTAGGAAGGTTTTTACATCTTGGTCTTCGATTAGCCAGATGATGTCGATAGCGATTCCAGACTGTGTTCCGTCTTTGGACTGCCACTGACGAGGAGTTACTTTTTCAATTACACCGAGGTATTCGCCAACAGGGACTGGGATGACTTTGGTGTCATTAGCTTCTGTGATTGAGGCATCAAGGAATGATTGTGGGTCGAATGCGTTTGACATGAGGAGCTTTCTTTAAGGGCTAAGGTTTATGTCTCGCAGCCAAAGGATTTTGAACTGCGAGTGTTGTTACTATTACACATGGACGTTCAGCTGTCAATGTTTTTTACTACAGTAATGCGGTCGGAATACTATTTTGTAATACGGTCGGGATTGGGGGTTAGGACTCCGCCCCGAGACTTCCACTTTGTGACAATAGCCGCGAACGAAGGAGCCAATCCCTCACTAATTGGCAGATTTCTTGTCTTGACATCTGCACTCGCACTCCCTGTATTCCAAGAGAATTTACTACCTTCTCTGACGCAGAGGATAACATCAGAGAACATTGGTGCGAGCTTAGGTGCAAGTTTCGCTCCCAGAGTTGCCACCATGAGTTTAATTCCACCAAGGACTTGATCAGTTTCACGTTCGACGTGCGCGATGAGGATGAACCAGCAGCGGCAATTATCTGTAAGCATTCGAAGGATCTTTTCAACTTGGTCTTGTGCAATCCCCCAGTCAGAGATATTTCTGACAGGCTTTCCCCCAACAACAAGGGACATTGCCGCACGACCGAGTCCAGTAAGAGAATCAAGGCAGAGCGCACTTCCTTCCTTCCATTCATCGACTGGGCCGAAGGATTTTCCTGTTCGTTGGTCAACATAGTTATTCAGTGCCTCCAAGATTTTAATAAACTGGTTGTGGTTCATGCGCTTTGGGTCAGTCATTTTGGCAAGGGTATCGAGTGCCATTGTGTTGATCTTGTTCGCGCTGTCGATCATGTCGGTGAATGAGGCTTTTGGGGCGTCAACGATGTGCCAGTGAACATTTGGGGGTACTTCTTTCCCTTTGTCAGTGAAGTAGCCGAGTAGGGATTCGAGTCCAGGTTCGAGTCCGAGGTAGAACACCTCGACTCCGGATTCAGCTAGGGTTCCAAGGGAGTGGGTTTTGCCTGTGCCCCCTGGCCCCATGATGAGGATGTTGGCACCTGGGAGTGCGGATTCTTGTGCCTTTTGTATAAGAAGCTCTGCCTCCTCTTGGGAGTCGGATAGGGCAGTTATAATAACTTTTTGCCCAATTGTAAGTTCTGTCATGGTAAATCCTTATAAAGTTTTAGTGCTTGGTTGAGTTCATATCTGAGAACATCTTCAGGGAACGACTCGTTGAAAGGTTTATCCCAGACTAGGAAGAGAGAACCTGGGATGTGATGATGCGAGTGGTGCTGATGCTTCTCACAAGGTACAGTCCATACTTGGAACTTCTCTATCGAGTTCGTGATGGTATCTGTTACAGGACAACGCGCCCAGAGGTCAGCACATACGGGGCAGAAGTATGCGTAGCTGCTAGGGGGTGCGAGGGTTTCATGGACTGGCACAAGAGTACGTGGTGATGTGCCTAAGAACTTACCATGAACTATGAACTGTTGTGTGTACCTCATTTTTTGAAAGTTCCAGTTTTCCAAGCGAGGGCACATTCGTAAACTTTGTGATCAGCAGAACATGCTTCGAGGAATTCCTTGCGCTCATCAGCGGAAGACACTACTGCTGAGCTGATGGCAATGATTAGTGCGATTGCAAGGCACACGACACAGACTTCAACGAGTATCATAAGGTGCTTCATTTGCATACCCCTGCCGCCAGAAGTTCCGCAAATGAATCCTGCAATGAAGGGGAATCACGCAAAGGCTCTGGTGGGATAACCCTTGGGACTGAACGAACGTGCCCCCAAGAAGCTTCGTGTTCTTCCACTGTGAGTTCCTTACGGGCAAGGGGATCCCATACGCGCTGAGTAAAGAAAGTTGGGAGCCAAGATTCAGGGTCACTGCTCTTGCATACTTTGATCAGTGAGCAACCACCATATTCAGTACACCCGCCATCTAAAGAATAGTCCCAGTATCCTTCTTCCCAACATCTGAGCATTCTTTCAACGTCCCGATTGAGCTGATCTTCAAATCGATTTCGTTCATACCCTGTTCGGTAAGTGGCGACCTCAAGGGTGTCGTACTTGGTTTTAAGGATGCTAACGCCACGGATAATACTGCCTGCAGTTTTGATTCCCTGACGGTCTGCTGCCCACTCGTATCCAGTGAACTGTGACCGCATTTCCCACTGATTCGCCCACTGCTGGCCAAGAGAGCTGGTGGTTTTTTCGTCATAAACATAAACTCCGCCAGCCCGCTCTGCCAGCATGTCGGATCGACCTGTGTATAGAATAGGGTCGCCAGTGACTGGATGGCTGACGCTGAGAGGTTCTGCGAAGGAGAATTCAATCCCTCGCTTTCCACTTGCGAGTGTGATCGGATTGGCTCCATCAGCTCCCAGCGGATAGTGGCAGAGATAGAACTCAAAAGCTCCACACATTCGTTCCAGAGTCTTGGCTGATCCGTCTGGGGGGACAAAATCTCCATAATGAGCAATAAGTGCGATAAGTCCTGCAGCTTCCGCGTCTTCAGAGCTTGCCCCGTTGCAGTAGAAGGCAATGCGCGCTGCTTCAATTCCTGCAGCGAACGCTCCACCTGCGATAAGGTGGACAGATGTAGACTTGGGCTTATAGTGTTCAATGTATGTCCTCAGCATTTTTTGTGGGCATGACCTAAAACTGCTCACCATAGTAGAATCTACAGTATGCGGAAACATAGGTCGTTCTTTTCCATCAGGGTATAAAGGTGTCATAGCTCCTTCTTTCTGTGATAAATCACTTTTCTTCTTGCACTTCGACAGACTGCATGATAGTACTGAGCAGCTATTCTTCCAGCTTTCCTGCTTTCAACTAAGTCCTCTTTTTGTGCAAATGCTTGACAATAAGAACAGCAAAGCCAATTAGCATTTCCACAGGCTTCTAAAGCTCTCATCCTTAAATGAATTAATTTATGGTAGGATTCACTTGGACACACTAAAAGATTACTTGGAGTATTATTTTTTCCATCACCATCCCAGTGATGTACTACTGAGCCTAGAGGTAGCCTACCACCAAAAGCTTTTTCAGCTACAGCAATATGAGCTGCTACCCCTCTTCCCAGATTGTAGCCTCTTGTATAGGCGTATTTCTGAGAAGCATACTTCATAGCCCTAAGCTCCTTCCAAGGTCGGATTGGGCATTGCGCGCTGCTTCTGCTTCGGCCATTGCCTCAGCTACAGTTTGCACTACAACAGACCACTTGGTTTCCCATTTATCACTAAGTATTGGCGCGTCGTGGACGGTTTGCACGGCTACCGTTACCACTAGGCCTGCAGGAAGTTTGACATTCACACGGTCACCTATGGCCACGGGGAGGGCGCATTTGTACGTGTAGAGTTTGTCGCCGTTCTGCAACTTCACGCCAATTGTGGTGAAGGGTGGTTCATCAGGATTTAAAGCATTAGTAGAGTTCATGGCCTATCCCATCAAATCATCAAGGAGTGAATCACTGTCGATCGGTGCAGCTTTTGCTTTAGCTGCGGCTTTGGTACGGGTGCTGGTGGCGGAGATTGTGCCAGCTAGTTGGCGCTCTGCTCGGATTGCAGCGAGAGCAGCTTTCATTTCAGGCACAGAGAGAGTGCCCTCACGTGCCCTGCGGCGCCATTCCTGCACGGAGAAAGTGATGACTTCAGACATTGATGACCTCGACGGAAGAAGTTGTTGTGATAACCTTGCGGGTAGCCTTAAGGGGAAGTTCGAGGATACGCGCAAGTTCTTTGGCAAAGGCGATGAAACCAGCTTCAGTTGTGACAGTTGGTGAAGGATAAACACGTACAAGCTCTGCTTTGTCGTTCTTTATCTGGACTATGATTACTGCACCGTCGATCATTAGACGGACTTTTGGAACTGCTGTAGGCATATAGGCTTTCAGTTAAGTGAGAAGGATAATTCGACCGGAATACTAATTTGTAATACGATCGAATTATGACATGAAGGGGTTCAGTGTGCAAACTATTCTTGTAAAACTGCATTACTCTTCTTCAAAGTGCCCTCTGTTATTGCGGGAACCTCTGCGTGGATGGCAGGTACCGCAGGACGTGCCATCGTATGCGCCCTCTCCTGAGCCATTACACGCAGGGCAAATTTCACTGCTGCTGGAATCATCTTCATCTTTGTGCTCGGTGGTTTCATCTTGTACCTCTATGAAAAGAGCTTCTTCATCTGTGATTAGCTCTGTGAGTGTGGGAACCCTTTTGAAGGGGCTTGGGGGAAGTGTGAACATTATCAAACCTGGGATTACTGCTTCCAGCTCCTCTATGACTGGATGCTTACTGTGGAATTGGTTAGCAGGGAACATAGCGCACCTTTCATCTGGGATTGCTGCAGCTGCCATCAACTGGGAATCAATTTAATCCAGCCGACGACACGCTGCAGGAGGGGGGTAAGTCAATGACTTATTCTATCATACTTTTGGGCTATTGTCAATACAGTTGTTCAGAAAGGTATGTCATCTGGGTCTTCGCCAGTTATCTCAGACATTGGGAAGTATTTATCCTCAGAGTAGGATTTTGGTACAGGAGCTTCCAGACACAGGAGCTTGTTGATTGCTTCATCCAGGACACGGAGCTTGTCGGTTGTGTCTGACATAAGCTTGGCTTTTGCGGAGTTCACTGCAGAGACTGCATCTGCTATTAGGCTATCACGGAATGTGACTTCAGCAGATACTTTGTACTCTTGCAGGAGAATCCAGCCGCATTGCAGCATGTCTGAGTTATCACTGCAGTACAGGTTAGGTGGGTTATCTGGGTCATTAGCTTTGAGCGCCAGAAGTTCTGCTGGGGAAGTTGCATAGATGTAGAAGGTTTTGGTGAATTGTGCCATGGTAAGCTTTCAAGTGGTGTTGTTAGTTAGTCGTTATCCGACCGTGTTACTATGGAGTATTCCGGTCGAGATTGAAATTGTTATTTTTGCAGTAATTGAGATTCTAACTCAGTTACACATTGACGCAGCGCTTCGTTTTCAGCTTTCAGTGCTTCGTAGTCTGGTGGCGATGAAAATAGTTTATGCTGTCCTTCTGGCAAATCAACTAATTCAACATATTCAGTATTTCTCATTGCAGATGAATTTCTAAAGTGACTTACATGGAATTCACCCACAGGCTGGCTTGCTTGTACTGGCTCACCCTGGGATAGCGCTGCTTGTGCTACTTGTGCCATCAAGTGAGCTGGTGTCATCTCGCACGTGGCCGGGCACAGATCAATAACTGCCATCAAAGCCTCTCTCATTTTATCGTTGCTCATTTTGGTTCCTTTTTTTTTAACCAGCGCGCGAATGAACTGGCCGATTTAAAAAAATAAAAAATAGGGACAAATGCAAGCAATACAGGACAGAACAGAGCTACAAACCATCGGAAATCCTCATCACAATCACCCTCATAAGTAAGCCTAACATAAGCAATCCATACCGTCACTAAGTAGGTAATTATTACAACTAAGGTTATTTGATTTTCACTCATACTTTCACCCCATTAAATTCATCCAACTGTTTCCAGTAATGTTCTAGTTGCACTCTTGAATACAGAGCAATGTGTTCAAAAGTGCTCTGTATTGCTGAGTTTGAAGGGAACATTATTGGCATCACTGGTGCTGTGCGAGGCCATATATGATTGGCAAAATTAGAATCACCAATATTGACAATATCCTTTTGATGACTGTATGATTTTTGAAGCTCATCACCAACAAACACAGGCCTGCCTTCGCACATTCCTAGCGGGAGCATGACTAGATCGCTAGAAGCAAAGCCTGTTGAGCAGATTCCTTCCTCCGTCCACTGCATATGAAGTTCAGAACCATCGCCCGAATCAACAGAGCCGTTAAGCACATAACCATTTCTGTCTTTACTATCCCATATACCTACCCTTGCCGGAAAATCAGATCTCTGGCAATAAGGAGCACCAGCTTTGGCATGTTTTAAGTTGAACGGTTTTGTGTGTTCTGGTTTCATGATTCAATCTCCACAGAGTATTTAGTCCAAGGTAAAGCACCTAAAACTTTGACCCAATTATATGTATCGGCCAACTCAAAAAGCGCTTCCTCAGCATTAGGGTAGAAGCTAACAGTTTGCATTGGTCTTGGGCTTCCACCGGTTACATAAGCCCACTGCCACATATTCACTGTTTTTGGCTTCTTACGGTACTCATTTTCAGGCAACCACATTGGGTCATTTTTACAGTCCAGCCACTTACCATCAGAGTTGAGGGGTCTTCCAACCCACTCAAGGCTGGGATCAGCCTTAGCTTCATCCATCAGCTTTTGGTGAACGTGTGGCTTGACTGGTTCTTCGATTTTGTATTCTTCCCAAGGGGTCCACTCATAGGGCTCATTTGCGTATCGCCAATTGTCGCCATATCTGTGCAGCACTTTCAAACTCGTATCTTCTGCGACTCTGTGCATTAGGTCGGCGTGTTTATGTCTGGTCATTTCATTCCCCTTAAGCTAAAATTAATCGTTTAGTTGCTCTACTCGTAGCCACGTACAAACACTGAAAAGCTTCTCTACGTTCTCTATTCATCAGAATATCCTGATAGTCAACATAGACATTCTCATAGGTACTTCCTTGCGCCCGATGAGCTGTAATCGCATAAGCATACTTCACATCATGGAAGAGTTCTTTCATACCCCAGTAAGTTTTCCACTTCCTCGGTTCCGCTTTTGCTGCATGGGCAAGGGATTGACAGGCATTGTCGTATGCCGTTGCTGACGCCGGATGCAAAACGGTTAGACGAATAAGGCGATTGTCTTCGGTGCGGCACTTAAGTTCGATAGATTGAAACTCTGGGTTCAGTGGATGCCGCCCAACATGAATGCTTTCTACAATTGCTTCATCATCAGTGGCCAAAGCGGGTTCCCCTCCTACAATGCAAGGTGAAGCGGCGATAACCCGTTCCCCTATCTCGTAGAACGAAGCAGTTGCACCGAAAATGGCACGGCGTATGATTTGATTATACTCAGCTGTTTTTACGTTACGCCATGCAATAACCTTGGTTTTGTTTGTATCGGAGAAGTGGCCAGCTTCTGCATCAGCGAAAATGCGTGCCTTGAACAGATCCTTGCCAACTTTCCACACACCTTCATCACCATTGTTTGCTGATTTGATGTTGATGTTCATGATAGGTAAGTCCATGGCATTGCGGATTTCAGTCACGAGATTCAGGATTTCATTGTCGTGACGTTCGACCTTGGTGAGGATGGATTTTTGTGGGAATTTCCAGATTTGGGATTCTTTTTCACTGACAGGGGGGAGTTGGTAACGATCGCCCAGAAAGAGGAAGCGGAGATTGTGACGCGCTGCCTCCTGTCGGATGATGGTGAGGAGCTTTGCAGAGACCATACCCCCTTCATCAATTGCCACGCCATCGAAGTTTGAGAGGTCAACGTGTTCTCCTACCTTGGAAGAGAGTTCTTTTACTTCCCCGTTGGCTTGGATTCGCAGACCAAGAAGGGAATAGATGGTTGAGGCTACTCCTGTGAGGTTCCGAATGACCTTTGCCGCCTTGTTCGTTGGTGCGGTGTATGCGAGTCTGCCACTGCTCTGTTTGTACAGTGCTGCTATCTCTTTAAGACAGAACGTTTTACCCGTACCAGCAGCGCCTTCGAGCACGTAAAAAGGATCTGCCACATAAGGGGCTGAGAGAAAAGCTGTAATATCATTGATTGCTGCTACCTGTTCAGGGTTTGCTACGATTAACTTGCTCATTTGGTAGACCTTGTCTTATGAGTTATTGGGGAGAGTGTTAGAACTGCTGAGTGTTGGTATCGAGTTCCTCGAAGTGTTCACGCAAAAGCTTTGCTACGAGGATTGACTGCGCGCCGTGAGGGATTTTCCCTTCTAAGTCGCTGAAGAGCTCCAGTTCTAGGCGAGCACATAGGTCTGAGGGGATAGAGAATTTCTTCTCTACAGTTGGGATTACATTTTTAGGCTTAGCCATCTTGAACTTTCAGTTAGTTGGGGAATCCCGACCAGATTACTATGGAGTATTCAGATCGGGTTTGCTGCAGGATTTAGAGTTTATCAGTTTATTGTGCCCAATTTAAACTCAGTAAAGACACTTGATATTGTGGTGCTACTACTTACTGCTTCACGCCAAGACGGTATTTCAACTCCCCCTTGACATTCCTTGCCACTTCCCCTCTCCAGGACTGAGCATTGGAGAGGAAGTAAAGAACAATTGATTTTCCTGACTCAGTCCCATAAGTATCAGAGAGATTTTGCATCCTGCCCATTGCCTGAAAGTAGGGTCTCGCTGTCATTGCCATGCCTGACCAGTCAGCTGCAATCATTGAGCAGAGTTGTGGAAAGGTTTTGTCTTCATACACAGGATCGTATTGCTTGGTCATGCTTTCACCTCTTCAAGTTCTTTACACTCTGGTTGACTCTGCTCATACCAGCAAGCAGCGCGTAGGTTTTCAATCCGCTCTTGATGCCCCATTGCAAAGAGGATTGCCAAGAGCAGAGTGATGATTAGAACCCCGTAGATGTCAGTTCTCTTCATTTTCAACCTCGAACAGATCTGCTTGAAGGGAGGATTGCAGAATTTCAATTCGTTCTTGGTTTTCTTGGTTCAGCTCTTCTTGCGACTTGAAAACCCGCACTACTTCATCTTGGGAATCATCTTCCAGTTCCCAATCATCCTGAGCATCTGCACAAGCGTGGCAAATGTCAGTATCTGAATCCGTGTACCTTACTTCTTTCGGGAGGATTTTATCATGGAATTTTACTGCAATAGTGCGGGTAGTGTTGTGAAGTCTGCGATGAGTGTGGAGTTCAAACTTGCCCTCAAAGAAATTGTGGTAAGATCCACATGAACGGCAGCGTTGACGCTGGAACACAAGGACGTTAGCAGTAGCTTCCCATTCCCGCTGGAGTTCCCACTTACGCAGTAGGGCTGCATTTGCATCATACTCAGCTTTTGGAAGGTTCCCGCGAGCTTGTTTCTTTCGCAGTTCCTTTTCCTGCTCTTGCATTCCTTTGAGTTCCATGCTTTCAGAGAGCAAGTCATCAAGGGAAAAAGCATCTGACGCCATGCGGGTTGATTCCTGCAAGAGCCCTTCAAGCGGATCAAGATCTGCTTCGAGTGCCTCCAATTCTGCCTGCTCTTCCTGAGGTATACCCAAATCCCAGTCCAAATCACTATCATCGCGCAATGCTGCATTCATTTTTGAGCCTCTTTTTATAGTCAGGTAGCGAGATTGCCACCATGCAACTATAATACCAAATCCGCACTCTATTGTCAACGCAGTACTAAAAGAAAAAGCCCCACAATTCTAATGACTGAGGGGCTTTTTTCAAGGTTTCGATGAGGCTCAATTCTCCGAAACCTTTACAACTAATCCCAGACCTTGTCTGGTTGTTTGGTGCTTATTCTGCCGTGTCGACAGGGCCAGTAGATGTGATGGTATTGTCACCATTTGCCAAGGCATCCAACAAGGAATCAGTGTCAACTTCTTTCGCTGGCTTCTTGTTCTTGTTCTTGATGGCTTCCAATTCGGCGACGATCGGCGCGATCTTCGGATTGTTGCGCATTGCGACTTTCTCAGCTTGTGACTTCGTAGCTAGGAACGCGCGTACTGCATCCAATGTCTTACCGCTGGATTGGCACAGTGCTTTTGCCAGGATACTCGCACCTGCCATCGCACTGGCTTCACGCTTTGCTGTCCAATCGCCGTTGTAGAGGCGGTCAATCAGGTCATCAATTGCCATAACCATGTCATCTGGATCTTCCACACCAGCTGTTTCATCGCCTAACTTCTGCTCGGCGCCGTGTGCCGCGAATTTGTGCAACAGTGGTTCAGGGATGTAAAACGTACGTGTCTGGCCATTTACGAAATCCAAACGAACACCAACGCCTTTGTCATCTGTGAAGGAACACTTCAACAGTTTACGCTTACCTGCGAATTCGACCACACGGCCATCTGTCATTGTTACCATGTTCAGTTCGACTTCTTTTTTCGGTGCAGTTGCCATTTTAGTGACTCACTTTCATTTGATTAAGGGGGTTTCGACTCGCATGATTGCGGTGTCGATGTATGGACATTATAGGGTATGTGGCAGTAGTGCAATGGGATTCTGGCCAGTAGTGAAGCCTCGACACGGGGTTCGGTGTATTTGAGGTACTAACATATAGGACTAGAGAGAAAACGTGGTATTGCCCCGAATAGCATGGTGCAAATGAAAAAAGCCACATTGCTGTGGCTCTCGATGTAACGTGGGATTAGTGGTGATTAATTACTTAGTGCTTTTACCGCGTTTTGAAATACACATGCATCTTGCAACCATATAGGCTGAGCCGCTGGAAAACCAATTGCCGATTGATTGCTCATGCAACTTACTTCAGTTGCTAGTGCCACATTAATAAACTTTGTGGACGTTGCGGACACTTTCACAAATCGATGGCTGAACCCATAGGCACTCACCACTTTTGTGTAGATACTGCCAGTAGTATCCGCAAATGGCTGCACCGTACCAGTTGCCTGTGTAATTAGGATTGTGCCAGTGCCCTGCTCAACCGCGAGGATGTTTGCCGTTTGAAATACCTTACCATCACTCGCAACGTAATTGCTGTTGAGAGTCGCGGCTTGTGCGGCGATAGTGCAAAAGGCTAAGGATAGGATTAGTAATACTTTTTTCATGGTAGGAACCTTTAAGAGAGTTAAACAACGTACACAAAAATAAACAACATACACAAAAATTTGTGAGATTTGAGTGTATGGGGTGAACTCACAGGATAGCAAGCTCTATTCTTCCAGTAGTATTGCATTCTATAATCCGACCGTATTACAATCGAGTATCCCGGTCGGAAATGAAAAACCCGCATGGTTAGCGGGCTTGGTTTGGGTGATGAGCTTCTACTTATTCAGTAGGATGTACAACGCCGCCTCAATACTCCAGCCTCTCTTTTTGAGATATCGTGCAGCCTTGTACGTGCCTAGGGTTCGAGCGATGTGACGCGCTCTTGTTACGTTTGACATTATGAGCCTCTTTTGTGAGTGTGAAAACAGGGCGATATTTCATGCCCTGCATAGGTTTAACCGTTTAACAATGAGTCAAGCAATGCATCACTTGTATCGCTCGCGGCTAACTTTTCACGCTCTAACCTCTGCATGATGTCCACAATGCGTGGATTCTTCTTCAATGCGGCAATCTGTTCTTTGCTCAGTGTAGCAATTTGCGCGTCGATTGTAGCCTTATCCTTTTTCGTCAACTCCATCATTGCACGGACAAACATTCCCCCTTGGGTTTTCTCTACCCCCTCGCGATTAGCATTCCACGTGCCATCAGCCGCCGTGATACGCGTATAGACGGCATGCACGGCGTTAAATTTATCCTCAATCGTTGCGGTTTTGCCCGTTACCATATCCCGACCAATTGCGGCAGCATCGACTAATTTCTGTTTGAGCCCATGCATTGTGGCCTGTAACAGAATTTCCGGTGACAATTTTGTAGTATCAATTACCAACTCTTTCCCATTGGAAAAATTAAGTGTAAGCGTAGTTGTGAATACGTCTGTTGTTACAGCTGCGATACGTGTAGATGTTGCGATCATTTTAGAGCCTCTTTTAAGTGTGATGAGCAAAATTGCTCGCATAGCCAACTGATGAGAATTGGCTATACGTGAGATTTTACGCCAACTTCAAACGAAAGTACAGAACTATCTCAATCCCTACCGTAATAACCAAGCATGCAATCATTTTCAATCCCCTAGTAATTAACCTACGCTGCCCTACCAATGACTCTACTATAATCCAATTCCGACCGGATTACAACCCCCTTTTTCAATTATTTTTCATTTATTTTCACCCGCCGCTTCCCCGCAACACAATCCCCTACCCCACCTCCGCGCCTCTCCATACCGCCGCATGCCCTGCTCAAAACCCCAGCGGCCACAATTAATAATTTGAGACATGCTCTGGAGTAGGCTGTATGGGGGAAAAGTTACACCGTTCCTGCACATGCACCACAATTCCCCATCATTTGTACCTAACTATATAGATATTCAGGCGCGCGCACGTAGCAAAAACCATGCCAGCTCACGAGAACATGCAAGGATCGTGCCAGCCACCACTACTCCATGCCCTGGGCAAGAATCGTGCCACCTCCAGCTATAGCAAGAAGCATGCCAGGGATGATGGGGGGTGGCTTAGTTCGATGGGGGGGTCGCTGATTGGCGGGTATACTCGTATTACAGCCTCTCACGCATCGTCCCAAATTTCCACCTCCGCAGCGACTCACTATTCCACACTATAACTCCCTGACGGGGGGGGTGTTTCTCAATTCCGCCCCTATTACTCCAGAGTATTCCGCCCGGATTTCAAATCCCTAACTTATCAGGCACCTCATTGACTTGATCTGGTAACTTTTGTACCTTCTACCCATCAACTTACTTCAACAGAGAGGGAATTATGGACAGCGGGAAACACGAAGGGGTGCAGATAGTAGGGACGGAAGGGCTTGGGGCGGCTACGATTACGCTGCTTAATGAGAACTTGACAGGGAGGGAGCAATTGTCCCCAATTCGGAAGATTCTCCCAATTGACCACCCAACTGTTGCAGATGCAGTGGTTGATCTGGAGGCTGCTTTTGGGATTTCCGAACCAGAGAGAAAGTACTGGGAAGATGAGCAGGTGAATATAAAGGCAAAGCGCTCAGAGATGAATCGTCAACTTACCTCTGACAAGAGCAGAGGGTTTCTGCAAGCCCACATGGTCATAATTGAGCAGCTTCTTATGAATCCTGGAATGACTACAACGGCTCTTGCTGCTGCAACTGGGTATCATCGCCAGTGGTTGCACAAGATCATGAGTTCAGATGCTTTTCAGGCGAAACTCGCGGAGAAGCAGGCCGCGTTGATTTCCCCAATTGTGATGGAGGCGATTACTGATCGCTTGAAGGGGATGGTTTCTCGTTCACTGGAGATTCTGGAGGAGCGGCTGGAGAGTGACAAAGTGTCGATTGACGCGGCTCTTGCAGTGTTCAGTGCAGGCAGCAAAGCGATGGGCATGGGAGTGGCAAAGGCACCTGTGGCACAGCAATTCATCGTTCACATGCCTGCTCCTGGGCTTGGTGCGAAGGACTGGGCCGCGCAGTATGCAACAGGAGGAGCTGTTGGTGAGGGCTTAGGGGCTACTGGGGAATCGGCTCAAACAATTACCGCTGCGAGTTCGGAAGAATTCGGTGATCTTTCCACTTCTGGAGCAGTGATTCGGGAGGTGCAAGGTGAGTAAACTGCAGGAAGAGTTGAAAGCACTGTGTGCGCAGTATTACGCGGATGGTTACAGTACGGGAAGGGTGATTGGACTGGCTGAGGGGCTACTGCAAGGTGGGCAATCGGCTCAAACTACTCCCCAACAGGTGACTGCGGAGGCAATTTCTTCAAATCCGCACTCATTACTCCTGTGTACTCCGGTCGGAATTTCCCACAATCGTCGCAGAGGCAACACATTGGAGCAGATGCACCGGCCACACGAGGCTGAGTTGACGTACCCTCCTCTTGATTTTCCAGGTTTTGGGGTTGGGAGCCTCGCGGCGTCTGAGCGGGTGTTGGGGTTGTCAAGTGAGCGCGGTGAACTTAGTACTGCTACAGCTGCAACTACTGCTGAAGGTACTGCAACGGACTGCACAGATTGCCCTGTGTGCTGCTCTGCCAGCAAGCAGGCGCATGATCTGCACAACAACTCCAGCAGCAGTAATTAATAATTATAATCCGACCACTATTGAGCGGGGGAGGTGGGGGTAAGTCCATGACTTATTATAGTGTTTTTTTCCACTTCTGTCAAGTTGTATTTTCGCAACGTGGCACATTGACAACATTGTTATCAGATTGGTATCGCGCTGAGCACTCTTAAGGTCAAGATCAGAGGCGCTCAGTCGCCGCATGGCTCTGCATCCAGTACTTCAGAGGATACCTGCTTTGCTGGCATAGCTGCTCACCACTTCTGTTGGTGCTTCTGCAGCTTCTGCTGCAGCTTACTTAAGCAGTGGATGGGCTAGCTGTTCAGAAGTGGGTGCAGTGGTGTGGGGGAGGGGATGAGCAGCACAGTGGGTCAGATGGTACAGTTGTAGTAGTAATCCGGTCGGAGTACTCAAGAGTAACGCGGTCGGAATTGAGTTTTGCGCGTGTGCAGCATCCTCGTTGCTGCTCTCTGCTGCTGTGTGTGAGCTGTAGCGTTGCTCTATCCAGCAAAGCAGGCGTTGCAGCAGCTTTAGTAGGGAGTATTGGTGGCTGTGGCAGTCTTGGTGAGTTGTTTTATCCAGCAAAGCAGGTGCTTTGTTGTTCCTTAAGGAGAATCGTGGTGGCAAAAGCAGCTCAAACAGTCCTCTGGGCGCCTCAAGAAGGCCCTCAGACAGCCCTCTTGCAGTGCCCAGTATTCGAAGTATTCTACGGAGGAGCGCGAGGTGGTGGGAAGACAGAGTCCAGCATAGGCGACTGGCTCCAGCACAGCGGTACATATGGTGAAGGCGCAATCGGTATCTTCTTCCGTCGGAAGTATGTACAGTTAGCTGAAGTCATCGCCCGTACCAAGCAGATCTTCCCGAAGTTGGGGGCAAAGTACAATGAACAGCGCCGCGAATGGCTCATGCCAGGGGGTGGACGGCTAAAATTCGCATACTTGGAGAACGACAATGATGCAGAAGAGTACCAGGGGCACAGTTACACACGAGTCTACGTTGAAGAAGTCACTAATTTTCCTTCCTCTGCCCCGATTGATAAACTCCGTGCTACTCTACGCTCTGGGGCTGGCGTTCCCACTGGTATGCGCCTTACTGGTAATCCTGGAGGCCCTGGACATAATTGGGTGAAGCTTCGGTACATCACACCGAACCCTGCTGGGTACACTCTCATCAAGGAATCATGTGAGATGGAGATCGATGGTGTCATGCAGCATATTGAACTTGACCGTGTGTTCATCCCATCAAAACTCAAAGATAACGTGCTGTTACTTAGGAATGACCCGACCTATGTCCTGCGGTTGCGTCAAGCAGGTTCAGAAGCTCTGGTCAAGGCTTGGTTAGAGGGTGACTGGGACATCGTCGACGGTGCCTTCTTCACAGAATTCAGCCCGCAGCATGTCCTGTCTGGGGATTGGCTTTTCAGAATTCCTCCCAGCACCCTTCGCTTCCGTTCCTTTGACTGGGGAAGCGCGAAGCCTTTCAGTGTTGGATGGTATGCCGTTTCTGATGGTTCTTGGGGCCTGCCAGAAGGGGCATTGCTGAAGTATCGGGAGTGGTATGGGGCAATTGGGCCAAATAAGGGATTGAAAATGACAGCAGACCTCGTAGCACAGGGGGTTGTTGAGCGGGAACGCGGAGAACTTGTGAAGTATGGTGTAGCAGATCCAGCTATTTTCATCAGAAACGGTGGGCCAAGTATTGCTGAAACCATGGCGATTCATAAGTGCATGTGGAGGAAAGGTGATAATAAACGAATCCCAGGTTGGCAACAGTTCAGACAGCGCTTAGTCGGGGAAAATGGGGAGCCTATGCTCTACTTTCTTACCTCCTGCGATGCCTCTATTGAGCAAATCAGCACGATCCAGCATGATGATAATGACCCTGAAGACATTGACACTGACTCAGAGGAACACGCACTGGATGAGATTCGTTATGCAGTAATGTCAAGACCTTGGCTTCCAAAAAACCATGCAACTCCAGTGCAAAACTTGCAGGCAGGTCGTCATGTCCCTACGATTAATGAGTTACTTGCCAGGACTAAGTCCAATCTGAAGAAGAGAGCCGAAAGACTATGAAAAATAACCAATTAGAAGCTATGATGAAGCCTTCAACCTCAAAGGGGCAATTGTCGGAGGTACAAGTTACAGCTTGGCTCCAGGAAATCAATTCCAGAAAATCAAAAGAAAAAGAATGGAGGATTGATGCTAGTAAAATCGTTGACCTGTATGAAGGCTATCGTCGGGAAGCCAGTCCGTTTAACATCCTATATAGCAATACAGATACACTGGCGCCTGCTTTATATAATAATACACCACGACCTGCCGTAGGGAAGAGGTTTAAGGATAAAGATCCGCTGGCAGGAGCAGTTGCGTTGACAATGAATCGGACGCTTGTGTTCTGCATGGATTCAAATAGCGGGGCAGAAGAGAACTTCGACGCTCTGGTAGATACAGCGATTCTGAGTGCACTGGTACCTGGGCAAGGTGTGGTTCGTTGGAAGTATTCAGCAGATTATACAGAAGTTGAGACAGAGACCGCAGAGACTCCTGAGGAGATTCGGAATACCCCAGCAGAAGGGGGCACACTCCAGAATGACCTTGAACCTGAGGATTCTGACGAAGATAATCCGGTCGGAGTACTCGATAGTAATACGATCGGGAATGCCCCAAACCTCCCAAGTGTGCAGAATGAGCGCATTTGTGGTGAGGTTGTTGCTTATGATAGGTTCTTGTGTGGGTATGCGCAACGCTGGAAACAAGTTCCTTGGGTGACATTTGAGCACCACATGACGACTGAAGAGTTGGAAGAGAACTTCGGAGAAGAAATCAGTAAAGCAGTTACAACTGCTGAGTTGCAAGAGGATAGCGGAATTGAACAGCAGAAGGCGAAAGACACTCGTAAAGTTGCAATTGTCTATGAACTCTGGGATAAGACTTCGAAAACAGTAACTTTTATTAGTCCTGGGTTGAAGGAACGGGAATTGAAGCGCGTGCCAGATCCTTTAGGCTTGACAGGTTTCTTTCCTTGTGAAGAGCCCTTACGCTTTTTACAGAAGCTCTCATCGCAAATCCCTCAGCCAATCTATAATTTGTATCGTGAGCAAGCGGAAGAATTGAACCTCATTACGAGACGGATTACAGCAGTAATGAGTGCTTTGAAGGTTCGGGGGGCCTATGACTCTCAGTTAACTGAGATTGCTACGATTGTAAAATCTGATGATTGTGTTCTTGTGCCGGTTGAGAACATACTCTCCCTTGGGGATGGAAAGACGCTAAAAGATTCCATCTTTTTAATGCCACTTGGGGAGTTGGTAAGTGTGTTGCAACAACTCTATACCCAGCGGGGGCAGATCAAACAGGTGATTTATGAAATCACTGGCATCAGTGACATCCTTCGGGGTTCGAGTGTGGCTAGTGAGTCAGCAACAGCACAAAATATCAAGAATCAATGGGGGACTCTACGCTTGAAAAGCATGCAGAAACTCGTCTCTTCTTGGTGTAAAGGGAATCTTCGCATCATTGCTGAAATCGCAGGACAAAAGTTCTCTCAAGAGACTTTCATGCAGATGACGGGTTTGCCTTACACTACGGAGGCGCAAAAGCAGCAGGCACAATTGCAGATGACGCAAATGCAACAGCAACAACAGCAGCAAACAATGATGGCGCAGCAGTCAGGGCAGCAACCACCACCACCACAACCGCCACCACAAGAGTTAGTAGACACCCTCGCTACCCCTACCTGGGAGGCTATTGTTGAAATGATGCGCAGCGATGCCATGATGGAATTTAGAATCGACATCGAGACTAATTCTACAATTGCTGACGACATGGCGGAGGATCAAAAGAATATTGGTGAGCTTCTTAATGCTCTGAGCCAGTTCCTGAATGGTGTAGCACCTATGATTGCTGATGGCACTATGCCATTTGAAGTGGCGAAGTCTATGATGCTAGGAATTGTGCGGAAGATGGCTATGGGGCCTGAGGTGGAGGAGCATTTGGAAAAGATGCAGGCACCGAAACCCCCGGAAACAGAACAACCACCAGCACCACCACCGCCTGATCCAAATATTGAGTTGAAAGCAAAGGCGGAGCAAGCTAAAATCCAAGCGGAAATGGCGAAGATGCAGCAAGAGGCCCAAATTGCGGAGCAGGAAGGGAAACTTGCTATTGCACAGGCAGAGACTGAAATGAGGAAAACTCAGATGGAAATGGAATTCGCACAGACAGAACATACTAACAAGATGCAGTTAGAGCAGGAAAAAGCATTGGTGAGTCGGGAGAAGTTTAAACAGCAGATGGCTCTGGCGCAGCAAAAGACTTTGTCAGCTTCTATGACTCCTCAGGAGACTCCAAATGCCAATTTATGAATATCACTGTAAAAAGTGTGAAGTAAAGTTCGACAGCTTTAAAAAAATGACTGATTACCTCGAACCTCAGCTCCACACTTGCGGGGAACTGGCGCAAAAGATAATCTCGAAGCCAATGATTGCTATAGACTATCCCGCGTATGAGTCCCCTGCCAGTGGTAAATGGATTACAGGGAGAAAAGAAGCCGCAGAAGACTTAAAGCGAACTGGGTGTAGGCTTTTGGAACCTGGGGAGCAAGCCGATATGCAAAAGCGGGTAAAGGCAATTGATGAGAAGTTTGAAAAGCAAATTGATCACAGCGTGGAAACGGTCTTCGCTGAACTTAAGGGGTAATTGAAATGGAAGATGCAGTCTTGGACAGCGGAACGGCTGATTTATCAGGTGGTGTGGGCAATGGGCAAGCAACTGGAACTGGACAGGTTTCAGAGAAGTTTGACATTGAAAGTGCTGTTGGGGCTATCGGGAATTCCTTAGGATTTGGGAAATCGGAAGAACCCGCAAAGCCAGCAGCAGAAGCAATCCCCCCTGCTGCAGCAGAATCACCAGCCGCAAAACCAAGTACTCCAGCGGTGCCAGATCCCAGTGATCCAACAGCAATTGCCCCGAAGACCTGGAAGCCAGAAGAAGCGGCTGCTTGGGCTGCAATTCCTCCGAGTGCGAAAGCTGCAATCGCTCGCCGGGAAGAGGAAATGTTCAAAGGAATTGAAGGATATAAGCAAACTGCTCAATTTGGAACTGCGGTACAAAACATCCTCGCACCATACAGTCAGTTGCTACAAGGAACTGGGATTCAGCCATTGCAAAACGTGCAGAACTTACTGCAGGTACAAAAAACCTTAACAACAGGTTCCCTTGAGCAGAGAACTGCGACATTTCGTGAACTCGCTCGGGACTTTGGGATCGATCTGATGGGGCAAGGAGCAGAGAGTGTTTCTGATGCTTACATAGACCCACAGATCAAAATGTTGCAAGAAGAATTAGCACAGGTGCGGGCAGGACAGTCCTCACTACAACAAACGCGCTATCAGGAAGTTCAACTGAAAACGCAAAATGAAGTGAATGCTTTCGCCTCAGATCTGAACCACCCCCACTTTGATGCAGTTGCAGATGAAGTGGCAAAGTTGCTGATGATTGACAGGGGAATGTCCTTAGCAAAAGCCTATGAAACTGCAGTTTGGTCAAATCCGGCAACACGCGCCCAAGAGATTGCGAAGCAGGTAACTGCTGATCAAGCTAAGGCAAGTGCGGATGCGGCGAAGAAACTTGCGGAGACAAAGCATGCTATGGCAGCAAATGTCCGAGTCCAACCGAAGGCGGGTGCAGCGACCTTACCTCTGGGAACGATGGCTGATACAATGGCAGAAACACTTGCCGCAATCAAAAACCGATCCAATTAAATCAGGAGTAACACAACATGGCAACCCCATCAGCAACCTTTACGGAATTGGTTTCAACCACTTTCCGCAAGCATCACAAAGAAGTAAAAGATAATGTCAGTAACAACAATGCTTTTCTAAAAAAACTCGCCTCAGGCGGGAATACGGAAGAACTTGATGGCGGCCTGAGTATCGTCACGTCCCTGGACTACAACACAAACTCCACGTATCAACGCTATACTGGTCTGGACATTCTCGATGTCAGTGAATCCGATGTAATCACTGCGGCGGAATACCAATGGCGCCAGATTGCTTTGTCGGTTGTTTCCTCCGGCTTGCAACTGCGCATTAACAGTGGTGATTCCCAAATCATCAAACTGGCAAAGTCGAAGATCAAAAACGCGATTCGCACGTTCAAGAATAACTTTAGCTATGATGCTTATGGCGATGGCACCTTGGCGAATCAAGTTGGTGGACTACAGTCGTTGGTAGCCGACAACGGTTTGGGCACTGTCGGCGGCATTGACGCCAGTGCGTGGGCGTTCTGGCGTAATAAGGTGCAATCAGCAGCTGCACCATTGCAAGGTGGTGCCGCAATTGTTCCAGGGCCAACAACAATGGAATCTTTAATGCTTCCTCTGTGGCTGGCGTTGACACGCGGTGATGATCGGCCTTCGATGATTATCACTGATAACAATTACTTCTCCTTCTACGAGCAATCGCAAACTTCAATCAAGCGCTACACGTCAAGCGAAGAAGCTAACGGCGGTTTCATGGCGTTGAAGTACAAAGGGGCTGATGTCGTTTTTGACGGCGGCTCTGGCATCCCAGCAAATCACATGTACTTCTTGAACACAGACTACCTCGGTTTATCTGTGCACAAAGATGCAAATCTGACGGTACTGGAAGAAGCGAAGCCGTTCAACCAGGATGGCGCAGTTGTGCCAATTCTGTGGATGGGTAACTTGACATGCTCTAATCGGGCATTGCAGGGTGTCCTGAAGGCTTAAACCTTCATAGCAGTAATCCGATCGTATTACTCTAGGGTAAAGTGGTCGGATTTCCTTTAAAAAGTTTTCAGGAGTTTCAAAATGTCTAAAAACAGAGTACTTATCCCAGTAGTAGGAAGCCGCCCAATCGCCCAAACCTATGCCAATGACACCGTACTTGATGAGGGTATGGGCACCATGTTTGCCACAGTTGATCCTTACTATTCAGGAGGTGAATTTGTCTTTTGCTTCTTCCCGGCGATCACCCCAGAAAAGGCACTGTGTGCAATTACACCAACCTTTGATGGCACTAACAATCGCTGGCGCTATAATGCAACAGCAGTTGCAAATACGGCTAACTTAGCTCAACCCCTCGGTGTTGCCGTTATGCCTTCGGCTGCGGCTAACAGTTATGGTTGGTTGCAAATTACCGGCGTAACACCTGTAGCCTGTAATGCCGCAGTTGCTGCTGATACCTCCTTCGGGATTGCAGCTGCTGGGCAAGGTGGTGCTGTTGCAGCAGGAAAGCAAGTAGTCGGTGGTCGTATTGTGGGAGCCTCTTCCACGACAGTTGTGAAAGTTGCTCAAGGCTCACAAATGGGTATTGGTGCGCTTGGGGGTTTCCAGGTTGCATTGAATAACTGCGATGGCCTGTTTGTTGGCGGATTTGTCTCAGGTACTGGTTTGGCTGCTGCGAATAAAATCACAGCAATCGACACGAATGAGCAAATTATTACTGTGTCTGTAGCGCATACAGCGACTGTAACTGGTAACGTGACGATGACGCCAAACAACGGCGTAATTTTCTACAATACTGCTTACCTCAATCGCCCTTACGCTCAAGGCGCAATTACCTAATAAGGGGTTTTCCCTTACAATCGCAGGGAGGGGATACGCTCTCCTTGCACTTTTATCTTTAAGGAATCAAAATGGAAATCGGTGTATTGAAGGCGCGACCGCCACATCTGAGGTTTATTGCCAGAGCAATAGAAGACCGCAATGCGAGTATTGAAGCTGGGCACCCAGTATTTCAAGACATTGACCATGTAGTGCTGACTCCGCAAGGGTCAAGGGATAGCGTTGAAAAACCTGTCAAAGAATGGCTTGCGCAAACGAATGAGCAAGTGCGGGAAGAGCGACTTCCTGCAGATTGGGCTGAGAAGTTTCATTCAGCATATGAACATTGGAAACGTGGTGAAGCTGTGCCAGTTGAAGGCTCTGCTTTAGCAAATTGGCCAATTATTACTCCTGGCGAGTTGCTGGCCTGTAAAGGTTTGCATATACTCACAATTGAAGATTTAGCCCAAGCAAATGATCAGGCAATTCGAGGCTTGGGCATGGGCGGCTTGGCGTTGAAGCAGCGTGCGATGAAGTACCTGCAAGCCTCTGATGGCCCAGGTAAGTTAATGGCGGAAAATGCGGCATTACTTGAGAAGTTCAAAGCTTCCGAAGTGCGCCGTGAGGGTTTAGAAGAGCGAGTGATTGCACTGGAAAAACTCGTACAACCGAGTTCCCCTGTGAAAGTTATTCCTGTAAAAGCAGGGCTAGAAGAAAGACTGTAATATGAAAACATTACTTCAGATTGTTCAAACTTTTTGTAAGACTACTGGTTTGTCAGTCCCTGTGACTGTGTCCAGTAGCACTGATACGCAGGTGATTCAACTGTTAGCGTTGATTAATGAAGGTTTGGATAATCTGGTAGTAATGCCATGGTCGCAACTGGAAAAGGTGGCGACTTTTGTTTCAACTTCAGTAGAGAATCAAGGCGCATTGGCAACGATAGCCCCAGGTTTTCGTTCACTGATTGGGGACACGCTGTGGAGCAATACCAATAGACTAATTGGAGCAGGTTCAATCAGTCCGCAGGATTCGCAGGCTCTAAGGATTTGGGGAACTCCAAGTGCTCTGGTACAGTTTCGTGAGGTGGGTGGAAATTTACTGTTCATTCCGGCTGGACCAGCAAGTCTTACTTACAGCTTTGAGTACAAGAGTCACAATGCAGTAATCGCAGCGGATCTTTCCACGAAGCAGTACTTCACATTGGACAGTGATACTACTATTCTTCCAGATAGCATTATCCTTGCAGATTTGCGTTGGCGTTGGAAAGCGGAGAAAGAGCTTGCCTATGCAGAGAACTTCCGCACTTTTGAAAACTTGTGTAAGCAAGCGGTTGTTAGTTCCGCGACGAAACAGGCGGTCTCAATGGCCACCTCTCGCACGAGTATGACCCCTGGAGTTGTGGTGCCTTTTGGTAATTGGGCAGGCCGATGAGACGCCCACTGAACAGCAAGAATGCTAGGGCGAATGCTTTAAGTGTGCCAAAGACGGTGCAGTCTCCTGTTGGCGGGTTGAACTCCAGAGACCCTTTGGCGAAAATGCGCCCAGAGGATGCACTGATTCTTGAGAATTTTATTTGCAGACCTGTTTTGGTGGAACTGAGGGCAGGACAAGCGAGTTATGGTTCTATTCCAGTTGCAAATGCTCAAGTAGAGTCTCTACTCCCTTATCGTAATGGGGCTTCGGGGAAACTATTTGCAGGAACTTCTTTTGGAATTTACAATACCTCTGTTGCAGGGGTAGCTACACTTGAAATTGCTTGCACTGATGGGAAGTGGATTAGCGTTAATTCAGCTAATGCTGGAATTCGTTATCTTGTGATGGTGAATGGGGTTGATCTCCCACTGTTCTATAATGGAACAATCTGGCAAACTTCAGTCATTACAGGAATTTCAGATTCAAAGTTACTGAATACTATCCATCAGCACAGTTTCAGGCTCTTCTTCACTGAAGAGGGTACTTTAAGTTTTTGGTATTTGCCTGTGAATTCAGTGCAAGGGGTAGTTGCAGAATTCCCTCTCGGAGCACTTTTCACAAAAGGTGGGGCTTTGCAGGCAATTGGCAGTTGGACAGTTGATAATGGTACAGGTTCTGATGATCTGGCGGTATTTATTACCTCCGAGGGGGAATTAGCTGTTTACAGGGGGACTGATCCGAGCAATGCCGCAACTTGGGCTATGGTTGGTGTTTACGAGTTACCAAAGCCAATTGGAAAGAATTGTTTTTACCGCTTAGGCGGGGAATTACTTGTTATTACAGAATCGGGACTTGTTTCGGTTTCTAAGTTGCTTCAGTCAGTAGCGATTGACAGAACCTCAAGCCTCTCGGATAAAACCAGAGGGGAAATTAGCACTTTAGCCACGGCCTTTAAAGGGGTTTTTGGTTGGGAATTATTGCGGTATTCCCCAGAAGATGTTCTGATCCTAAATATTCCTAATAGTACACAAACAGGTACGGTTCAGATGGTAATGAATACCCTGACAGGAGCTTGGAGTAAATTTACTGGAATGCCTGCGAACTGTTTTGCTGAATTCAATGGGAATTTGTACTATGGGGGCAATGCTGTTGTTGTGCAGGCACTAACAGGGCAGTCTGATTTTGGAAATAACATTGTAGGGAAAGTGAAAACTGCTTTCAACTACTTTGGTTATGGAATTCGTCAGAAACATGTGAAACTTCTACGCCCAAACTTCCATGTGTCGAAAAAACTTTCCGTCAGTTTTGCTTTAAGCACTAATTTTCAAGTTTATGATGTTATTTCTCAGTCCTCTACTACCCCCAATGGAGTTTCTCTTTGGGACGTTTCTACTTGGGATCAGTCTTATTGGGTTGGTGATAGTTTTACAGACGACCAGTGGAGAACAGTAGCACAAAAACCAGGGTATTGTATTGCGCTTTTGCTGCAGATTAATGATAAGGATGTTTCCTTTCAGTGGTTTGCTACAGATTATTTATTAGGACTTGGGAATTTGCTAGGATAATCTGGTCGGAATACAACAGAGTAATACGGGCGGATTATGCGAATTGTGACTGATGAGAATCAAAGGTTAGGGCAGTGGTTATTGGATAGGCAAGGTGTTGGAGGCTGTTGGAGAGACTCCGATGGGCAGACAATTGGGCTTACAGATGATGCTGGGGAAATAAAAGCAGTTGCGATGTATGATAACTTTAACCATGCAAATGTTCATGTTCATATAGCAGCTGTTCCAGGTTCCCACTGGATGACACGAGACTTCCTGTGGTACATTTTTTACTACCCATTCGAGCAACTGCGCTGTAAGCGTATAACTGGGTTTGTGGCTTCAACGAACACAGCAGCACAACGCTTAGATGAACATCTAGGTTTCAAACTTGAGGCGACCCTCAAAGATGCCCATCCTCTGGGTGATTTATTAATTTACAGTATGACAAAAGACGAGTGCAAATGGCTTACTCGTAAAAGGAAGACTTATGGGCGTGTTTAAAACTTTGGCAGATCCAGGTAACTTACGGAAAAAAGACGCTCCAGCGCCTCCAGATCCCTTTAAGCTTGCTACACAACAAGCGGAGTTGAATAAAACTGCAGCAGCTGATACAGCGGCCTTAAATCGACCAAACCAAATCGATCCTAGTGGTTCACAAACGTGGTCACTGCGACCAGGTGCTGATCCGAAGAACCCTCAACCGGGGGATTGGACTGTCACGAATAAACTGAATGAAACACAACAGGCTTTGCAGAATCAACAGGATGCTTTAAGTGGGCAATATGGGGAACTGGCAAAAACGTCATTGACGAATGTTGCGGGAACTTTAGGAAGTCGCTTTGACCTTTCAGGAATTCCACAAGCAAAAGCTCTTACAACTGAGGGAATGCAGGCATTTCAACCGGTTGGGGCAGGACAGCAAATTGGGGCAGGGCAACAAGTTGGAGCAGGTCAGCAAGTTGGCGCTGCAGCTCCTGGAACCACTTTCAGTGGTGCCGCCAATTTTAGTGGTGGGCCTGAAGTTCCAACTAATAGGGCGCAATTGAGCACTGAAGGTCTACGGGGGTTTGGAAATATTGACCCAACTTCAGAAGCCTCCCGCCAAAGAATTACCGATGCCTTGTACCAGCGGCAAACGGCTATGCTCGATCCTCAGACACAACAACAGACTTCTGACTTAACTTCACGACTTGCTTCTCAAGGTATTACTGAAGGTTCAGAAGCCTATGACAGGGCTGTAAATAATCAGGCACGACAACAATCGGCTGCTTATGATGAGGCAAGAACTTCCGCAATTCTGGCAGGTGGTGCTGAGGATACTCGCATTGGAACCCAGAACTTGAATGTGGCGAATTTTGCTAATGCTACAAGAGGGCAAGAGTTTGGGGAACGTGGCAGTGTTGCAGGGTTTAACAATGCAAACCTGGACACGACTTTTGCTCAAGGCATGTCAAAAGCTGAAATGCAGAATAGGAATGCGCAAGATGCCTTTCGGAATAGCTTGGCAGGTGCCACTTTTAATGCGGGGCAGCAACAACAGGATTATCAAAATGCACTTTCAGGGGCAGGTTTTGCTAATGCCACAGAAATGGAAAGAGCTGGATTTACCAATGCCACAGAAATGGAAAGAGCTGGCTTTAGGGATGCACAAGAAATGCAACGAGCTGGGTTTAACACTGGTGTTCGGGGGCAGCAGTTTGGGGAAGCTGAGGCAATGACAGCTGCGAATAATAATCTGCGAACTAACGCGGTGCAAGAGGCCTTGATGCAGAGAAGTTTGGGTCTGAATGAAGCTAATGCTTTACGCACAGGAAATCAAGTTGGGCAGATGAACTTCCAGGGTTATGGTGGTGGGGGGTCTGTAGGGGCAGCTGATTTGCAAGGTGGGGTTAATACTCAATATGGGCAGAACCTTGCAACAGTGAATGCTGCAAATGCAAACAAGGCCTCTACAGTTGGGGCTGGTATTGGTTTAGCAGCAACCTTCTTTTGATGGAAACTTCACCACTTGCCAGGCATGAAAAAATAGCCTTCCACTTTTCGGGGGGGAAGGATAGCCTCGCGTGTCTTTACTTGTTGAAACCCTACTTACATAAAATAATGGTTATGTGGGTGAATACAGGGGAAGCCTTTCCGGAGACACTGGAACAGATGGAGCTGGTGAAAAAGATGTGTCCTAATTTCACAGAGGTGCAGACGAATGCAAAGCAGCATACAGCTGATTGGGGCTTTCCGGTTGATGTACTGCCGATGAAAAATGAGAGGGAAGTGCAGTTTTACACAAACACTCAAAGCATTCCCTTGCAAAGTTTCCTTTCATGTTGCATGGCGAATCTGATGTTACCGCTGCATGAAGCGACGAAGCTGTATGGGGCTACACTTATCATCCGTGGGCAGAAACTGGCAGATAAGCATAAAAGCCCAGTGAAAAGTGGGGATATGGTTGATGGCTTTGAGTTCTGGTTTCCTATTGAAAACTGGACGGATGAAGAAGTTATGGCAATTGTGGGGAAGAGTGAACTGTTACCAAAGCATTACGAGGAAGCAAATACTTCATTGGATTGCTGGAGTTGCACAGCATATATGGCTGATAATCAGTGGAAACTGCCTTATTTGAAAAAGCATCACCCAGAAAAGGCTGAGATAGTTCAAGAGAGGTTGAAGTTTATCCGCAATGAATTACTGAATGAATTACAATTTTTAGAGGTTTGCAATGGCGACTAAATCCCCCGCGAGTATGTTGGTTCCTGGCGACTTTGATGTTGAAGGGCAAGCACTGGCCAGGAAGAGAAAAGTGTTGGAGGCATTGCAAGCACAGCAAATGGCGCCAACTGAAGGTCAAATGGTTTCAGGGCACTTTGTTGCCCCCAGCCCACTTGCACATATTGCTAAACTAGCAGGGTCTTACTTTGCTGATAAAAATCTGAAAGAGTTGGATACCCAACAGGCAGATTTGTCTCAGAGGTATGGGGCTGGTTTGGCAGAAGCTGTGCAGAAACACATGCGAACACGAGAAGGTACTCCTGAGAGTGTCGAGCAAGGTCAAGGGCCGCTGGCAGAAGGTTTGCAAATGAATCCTGCGGTTGCGCCGAATCCAAGGCAGGCTATGGTAGAGGCGATGACAAGTCAATTTAAGCCGATGCAAGATTTGGGAAGAGCTGAATTTGCCGCAAGAACCGCGAAACCAGAGGGGATGACGCAGAAAGAACGTTTGGCCTTAGCCGCGAATTACTCCCCTGAATCTGTATTGGAGTTTGATCGTTCCCAGGATTCTGGAGTGTTGCGAGGGAAAGACAAGGATCAGTGGGAAGCTCCTACGCGCTTTGAAGGAGCTGATGGAAAGCCTTTCATGGGGCAGAAGAATAAAACCACTGGGGAGGTTAAGTCTCTTGGGGGCAGTGGGCAGACGATTAATGTGGATACGAAGGGGGCTTCCACTCTAGCAAAAGGCGTGGCTGACTTGCAAGTTAAAGGGTTGGAAACTGGAAGAGAGCAGGCACTTGGCGCACGGGATCTGTATGGGACACTGCAAAATGCTAAGCAACTCCTTGGTACAGCTACTACTGGATTTGGAGCTGATGCAGTGCTTGGGCTTCAGAAACTGGGTTCGTTGCTTGGGGTGGAAGATCCTACAGGGATTTCCAGTACGGAACAGTTGGGTTCAACTTTGGCGAGTAATATCCTGAGCAATGTAGGGAAGTTGAAAGGTGCAATTTCTGATAAGGAAATGCCATTCCTGCAGGCTGTTGCTGGTGGTACGATTAAAGCCGATGCGAAGACACTTGAACGGGTGCTGAACTTGGGAATTGCTGGTTCTATTAACTCTATGCGAGATCATGAAGCTTACTTGCAAAAGTTGAGTCGGCAAGAGGGAACTTCCAGAGAGCAGTTGGATTTATTTGCAGTACCTTTACCAGAGTTGCAAGGGATAACTGGGGATACGTTCAAAGTTGATGAAAGAACGAATCGCTTTGGCGTGCTGCCGAATGTGGGGAGCCAAGCCGTAAAGGGGACTCCAGAGCAAGGGCAACTTCATCCAAGTAAAATGACGCAGCAACAGATTGATGAAGAAATTGCTGCAATTAAAGCTAGGAGAAGATAATGCCAAATACAATGCAAGAGTTACTAGACCTGCGAAGACTGGAAGAGCTTGAGAAGGCCAAAACAGAGCAAACTTTCATGCAGAAAGTTGGGGAATATGTCCCTGATAGTTTGAAAAACATTGGAACAGCAGCCTATAAAGGGGCTTTGGGGTTTACGATACCGGCTGCATTGGATGTGTATTCTGGTTCTCCAGATTTCGCTGATGCAGTGTTAGCCGCTTCTGGACAACCTGAAAGAAAACTTGACAAGTCGATGCCAATTACAAGGGCAATTGCAGCTTCTGGGTATCAACCGAAAACTCCAAGTGAGAAGTATATTTCTGAAGGGGTGAAAGGGCTTACAAGTGCTTTGACAACGCCAATGGGCGCTGTTGGGCCTGTTAGAGCTGGGCTTACGGGTTTGATGGGTGGGCTGGGGGGAGAGGCAGCAGGGCAGGCAACAGAGGGGAAGCCGATTGAACCCTATGCAAGAGTTACAGGAGCTTTGCTGGGAGGCTCTGTTCCAGCGATTCCTCTGGCACAAGCAAGTAATATAAAAGAACTGGCAAATTTGGCTGGAGGTTCTTGGACGCCAGCTCAATGGGCGTCCACTAGAAGCAACATGATGAATGCGAAGAATCAAATCGCACCAGTTGACTTGAATATCAGTCAGGCAGCAAACTTCCCTTCAAATATGGATAAGGTTGTGGAGGCACTAACGCGACATCGGCAAGGGGCACCGCTGATTGAGCAGTTAGGAAAACAACCTGAGCAAGTGCAGAACCTTGCAAAGAGGTTGGAGCAGTCGCTGAAGGGGACTGTGAAAGAGCCAGCGCAGATTGCGAATGAGTCGCAACAAGCGGCTTCGAATGTGTTAGCAGCAGCAAAGAGTAGTAGGTCGGATCAAGTACGTCCACTGTATGAAAGGGCTGGTGATGTTCCAGTTTCTTTCCTGCAAAGAATGGAAGCGGAGATTGGGGCACAGGCGAAAGCAGCTCCAGACTCAATGCGGGGTGACGTGCTGAATGAATTGAAAGATACCTTTACAAAGGCTATTGCACGGACTAAAGGGGAACCTACTGGTTTGCTAGATGCAGCTGGAAAATCTATCATAGGGGCAGCAAAACCAGTTTCAGCTCAAGAGTTGAATGAGTCTATGCGTTCCTTAATGGCTACGAAAAAGATTCCGAATGCTGCATCGAAGCCAGCAGATGCACAGGCTATTGGGGCTTTGTCTGGGGCAATGACGAAGGTGCGGGAAGAGCTGGGGGCGGGTAGTTCCGCCTTTAGGCAAGGGAATGAGTTATATGCTGACATTTCTAGGAGAGTGGTTGACCCCCTGAAGAAGAGTGAGATTGGCAGAATTGCTGGAAGACAGGGGGCGCAGGAAGATGTTGAGGCGGTAAATAAGTTACTTCCTTTGCTGGCAAAAGGGCGGAATCCAAGTAGTAAAACTTCCGAGATTTTGCACTTTGCGGAGAAGACAGCTGACACACCCGAAATTTTGCAGAACGCCTTTAAGACACACTTCTCAAATGCTCTAGCCAAAGTTGAAACTTCCGTAGAGGGTATTCCTACTGAGCAAATTGCGGCTGAGATTAAGAAGCAATTGTTTGCTACCCCTACACAGCAACAAGGGATTAAGGATGCAATTGTGGGCATGGCAAAGCAGCAAGGAAAAGAACCTGGGACAGCCTATTCTGGGTTTTTAAATGGATTGAAGTTGATAGAGGCTGCAACGAAAAGACCTGCTAATTATGGCGTGAGCCCAGAGGATGTGAAGGAGTTAGCAGGAAAGTCTGGCTTCGCTAGTGGGGTGCAGTTATTAAGTTTGAACGCAGGGAATCAAGCTGGTAAAGGGGTGAGAGCCATGGTGACTGCAGATACCTATCGGAAGTTTGCAGAACTTGTCACTACTCCTGAGGGCTTGGATGTTTTACAAAAGCTCGCTAAAGTGCCACTAATGAGTGTCAAGGCTCAGAGTATTTTGAACGAAGCTTTGACAGGTGTAAATCAAATTCCGACCGGAATACAAGAAAGTAATACGGTCGGATTACAAGGGGAAAGAAGATGACTTGGAACGGTACAGGGACGTTTGATCCCCCAGGAACGCCGGAATTTCCAGCTATTCCAGATGACCTGATTCGTAGTGCCTACTACAATACGGTGATTCAAGCGCTTTGCGCTGGGTTTGGGAATACAATTCCCAGAGATGGTCAGGCTCCAGTGACTGGGGATATTGATGGAAATAATTTGTATCGAATGAAGAACCTTCCAGCAGCTGTTGCGAATGGGCAGTCTGTACGGTATCAGGAATTTTCGGCATTGCAGGCACAAGTAACTGGACTTGGAAATGCAATTGAACCTTTTGTTTATTTTAATGCGGGGATTGTATGACAACGACAGCACAGTATGCAACATTGCCAAAAAATGGCTCGACTCAGATATCGGCAGCGAACCCTAATAGGGATGGCACAGGTACACTTGGAGTAGTGGCGCAAGCAGGGGCTTCTGGTCTGCGAATTGATGGGGTAGCAGTTCAAGCTACTGTGGCAACTACTGCGGGAATGCTGAGGTTTTTCCTGACAAAGGGGCGTCCCCTAGGAGCGATTGTAAGTATTACCTTTACAGGGACTACTGCTACTGCAACTACGACACTCCCGCATGGATTAACTACAGCTCAGTTAATCGGGGTGGTTGGTTGCGCTCCTGATGAGTACAATGTAACAGATGTTGCAGTAACTGTAACTGGTGCGAATACCTTTTCATACCTTATGACAGTTGCCCCTACAACGAATGCTACGGTGATAGGGAATGCCGCTAGTAGTTTGGCAGTGCCTGTAACAAGGCTCTTTAGGGAAACACTGGTTTCCGCAATTACACCTAGTGCAACAGTTGCTGCTTTTGCAGCGATTATGGGGACACAAAACTCAACGGATAACGTGTATTTTCCCTTGGTATTGCAACCTGGTTGGTCGCTACGAGCGAGTACGGAAAAGGCAGAGAGTTTTAACATCATTCCACTGTTTGCTGGAGACTTCTCATGAACTTAGGGATGCAGCCTGGAGTTGGACCTGGGCCCGCTCAAGCCTCAAACTTGGAAGTTCAGTATTCCTATACCACGGCTCAATTTGACAAAACAAGTGATATTGCGGTAGCTAGTATTCCAGGTTTAAGTGCTGCGTTAAGTAAAGGGGGTGTTTATGCCTTTACCTTAGCAGCTTATACAACAGCTGTTAACCTTGGGGGGACACTGTTTGATTTCGGGGGAGGGACTGTCACAGCCTCCTCTTTTATGGCAGCTTCTATTACCCACAACAATGCTGGAGTAGCTAGTTCCTACTCCACGACAAACTTAACCACAACAATGGGGAACGGGGGAATTATAGGTAAGGTACAATTAATCACCGGAACCATCACTTGCCTTACTGGAGGTACTTTTATTCCCCGATTTGCACAAGCCCAAAGTAACGTCACAGCCTCTAGCATCCTTGTTGGCACAACGTTGACAGTTGAAAAAATAGCTTAAAGAACTGAAAATTTTGAAAGTCTTACAATGTTAACGCAAAATCGCAGGGAAGATGATATGGAAATTGCCCTCAGACTTCAAAAATTAGAGCTTGAAATGCAAGCGCTGAAGAGTGACCTTGAAGCGAATACAAAGGCGACTCAGGATTTACTAGTCGCTTGGAATGGGTCGAAGTTTACTGTGAACCTAGTAAAGAAGACAGCTGCAGTTGGCTTGTTTGTTCTCGGTGGAGTTGCGGCTTGGCAGAAAACAAAGGGGGAGTTATGAATTTGAGTAAGCATTTTACATTGGAAGAATTCATTCAGAGTGATACTGCGCTGAGAAAAGGGATTCGGAATCAACCTACTGAGGAAGAAGTTGAGAATCTAAAGTGTGTGGCGAGTGTATTGGAGCAGATTCGTGAGGCCGTGGGCATGCCGATTCGGGTGAGTAGTGGTTATCGCGGGCCCATGCTGAATAAAGCAATTGGAGGCTCGATGAATAGTGCCCATGTGCATGGCCTGGCAGCAGACATTAGCGTCGATGGGATGGATTCGCGAGAACTGGCAAAACTGGTTAGTGAGCTGAATTTACCGATGTTGGATCAACTGATTTACGAAGGTACTTGGGTGCATGTTGGGCTGAGTTTAGACGCCCCACGGCATCAAGTACTAACAGCAAAGTTTAGCTGCGGCAAAGCTTTTTACACTGTTGGTATTGCAGAGGGGTAGAATATGGCACTTGATCCAGTGACAGCGGTACTTGATATTGGCGGAAAGCTGATTGATCACTTTTTCCCAAATGCAGCAGAAGCTGATGCTGCGAAGTTGAAGTTATTGGAATTGCAGCAAAAGGGAGAGCTGTCAGCAATGACAGGGCAGTTGGAGATTAATAAGGTAGAAGCTGCGAGTTCTTCACTATTTGTCGCGGGATGGCGTCCTTTTGTTGGCTGGATGTGTGGTGTGAGTCTGGGATTGGTGTATATCCCAAAGGCATTGTTTCTGAGTTGTTTTTGGGCTTATCAAGCGTATGCTACGATTCATGCTGGTGGACAGGTATTGCCCCCTTTTCCAGATCTTGGGGTGACGGATTTACTGGGATTGCTCGGAGCAATGCTGGGAATGGGTGGAATGCGGTCGTTTGAGAAACTTAAAGAAGTTGACACGAAACAAATCTTGAAGAGGTAGTTTATGTCAGATTGGCCAAACTTTGATGCCGTCCCCTATGAGATAGCTGCTGCACTGGGGATAATCCCAAATGTTACAGCTGTTTTTGGCTTTGGGAATAATCCAGATGTGGATATTGCTTCGCTTCCAGAAAGTGCTTGGACTCAAGGTGGTATGTACCCTTGGATGCCGAATCCCCCACCAGCATTGCAAATTCACTCTGCCAGTGCGCAAGATGCAGTTGGCGGAACAGGGGTCTCAGCTGTTACAATTAGAGGACTTTCTTCAGATTTACTCTATATGGAAGAGATTGTTGTACTGCAAGGGATTACTTTTGTCCCCCTGATAAAGGCTTTTTATAGATTAAACACTGGATCAGCCTCAGCTTTGGGGAGTGGGAATACTACTGGAGTTAACGCAGGGATTATCCATATTGAGGATGTGGCAGCTCCAAATACTATCAGGATGATGATT